CTCTGGATCTTCGATCCTGAAGGATTTGACCCCCATACCCCCACCCATCACATCATGATCACTCTTCGAACTTATCGCACGTCTCACATTCAGGGATCGTGCATCGTCCCCCACGCTTTGGGTTCGTGCATTCATAGACGTAAGTGAATTGGCAGCATCCAGGCCGATCAATGGGAACGTCTGGCCGATAGAAGCATTGCTTGCGTGTGACGAGTGGGATATGGGCTGGTTGTGGTAGTGGGGTCGCAGGGTCGCGTGTGATGTTGACGAGGAACGGCACGTCATCAGCCGTGCTTGGTGGCTCGCTTGTTGGCCACGTTGCTTGGCATTGCTCGCATCCAACACCCTTGGCGATGAGTAAGGATGTATTGGCAATGAGATTGCAAACGATGAGCTTCGGGTATTCAGTGGGCTTTTCATGTGGACATTTCATGGGATATTCACCACAAGGTTGCCATTAGCTACGTTTGGTCCACCTGGAACCATTTGGGATGTGAGTGTTGCTGTTTGATTGAACGGAGATTCCCATCCTTGAGTTGTGTTCGAGGTAAGGTTGAGATTTCCTCCAGCCGAGCCACCACATAGAGACTCCAAAACTCCAGGTGAGCAAGCAGCTATCTCGTCAGTGCATCCGCTTCCGCTCCCTCCCACTGAAGGATTGAGCCCACGAGGGTTAATGCCAAAGCTTATTCCCCTAGTGCAACCAGACATGGGAGGTGGGTCGCCAGTGATCGAGCCGCCAGTGGGATAGACTAAGCCATCGGCGTAATTCAGCATTGATGGCATTGTGATTGTGTAAGAGTTATTAAAGAAGTCGACTGGTGTGGGGTCACAGAACGTTAGGTTTCCTTGACTTCCACAGTTAGTGACTCTGGCAACCGCGTTCATGTTGCTGCCTGACATGGTGGCGGAAAATGGTGCGTTGGCCGCTGGCCGCAAACAAAGGAACCTTTCAGCGAAGATGCTGATGATGAAATTGCATGGAGGGGTATAGTTCACGCAGTTGCCGCTTACCTTCCAAGTCCCTGATGACTTATCCGCAATCACTTCCTCGCCCGTTGTCTTCCAAACTCGCACATATTGAGCTACGAAGTTATTCGACCCGTTGACCGTCGCAATGAGTTCAACATCAAGCCCGTCATCGTTCCGCCAACGTCTAAACGTCGTGGGGTTGCCGAGTGCTCCTGATGGCTTGAGTACCCAATTCGTTGTATTGCCAGGACAGCCGACTCCGACCGCTCCGGGATAGGTAATCGCCACTGCGACCGTCATTTGATTGGGACGTGGAGACCAGTAAGTGAACGATGGAGATGTTAACCAACTCTCAACAACAGTTGCGGTGCATCCGGTACAGCAACAAAAGCCGATCATTCCAGCCCCTTACGTTCCGCAGCGATAACCGCGAAGAATGGCCTTTTGTGTCTGGAACGAGTAGTTCCCGAACACGAATTGAGTCGGTGACGAGGACAGTCCAGCGGCCGGAATCATGCCGACCTTATCTTGAAACAACACCGTCTCACCTGTAGCCGTCGCGCCGTTGATATAGATGTTGACGTTAGCCGTTCCGCCCCGTGCGATATTCGACACGAGCACACCATCTACCCAAGCTTCCTTCTCTGAATGCACGTCAATCACAGCCCATTTAACACCTGTGCCGCCCTCGATCGTCTTGATGAGGCATGGTCCAAACGTTCCCGCTTTGAATGTGCTCGGAGCGGATGGGTCAGGCGTGGCGTAATCACGGTAATTGACGTTGGTAACATTCACTTGGCACGGTGTCAGTCCGTAGATTCGCACGAGTCCAGTTTTGTTGGGTCCAATCTCCTCTTGCGTTACCGCGAAGAGGTTCTGTTGACTGCCGGTGTAGTCAGCGAGTGACCAAATCCGCTCCCCTTGCGTGAATTGATCCATGCCAAAGATGCTGCCTGAATCAATGGCGGCGTGAAGCGATGAGATCGATACTGCTTGCCATGCGGGGTAGGTTGCGCCGGCCGACTTCGCGAGCACGCATCCCCACGGAATGTGCCTGCGATCCTGATGAACGTCAATGACGCCCCATTTCGTTCCGGTCCCGCTCTCGATTGTTCGGATGCGATGTTTGCCGGCCGCTCCTGCTTTGAAGAGGTTTGGGTTCGACGCATCCGGCGTAGCAAACGCCACAAGGTTTGCATCTGTGACGCTGATCTGAACCGGCCCTTGGCCGAATACCCTGACAATGCCTGTCTCATCTGATCCGATGGCCTCTTGCGTGATGCCATGCAGGTCAATTGATGATCCGGTGTAATCAGATAGCGTCCAAACCCGAGTCCCCTTGGTGAACTCTTGCATGGCCTCTGTATCGGCCGGGTTAATGGCATCTGCAAGCGTCTGGATCGTAACGGCTTGCCATGCTGCAAATTCCCCACCCGCTGATCTGCCGTAGATACAGCCCCAAGGAAGGTTGACCGAAACGGGAGCAATGAGGGTTAGCACGCCATTGACTGGCGCGAAGAGAACGGGAGTATCTTCGAGTAGATTGGCCGTGAGAATATCCGCATCAATCACGTCGACTACGACTTCTTCGTCGTTGTCATCCAGAAGCACATGATCTAGCCCGCCCGTTGCATCGGGCACCCAGACAGCCACCGAGCAGACTTCGCCAGGAATGAATGTCACTTTCGTTTTGCCGCAACGAACGCCCGATGAACCGGCCTGAAGCGGGATAGGCCGCCATTCAACGTCAAAGTCGCTCGATGATTGATGTGCGAGGATGATGCCGACACGCTTATCCGACTCGATCGGCTCGTTTGTCAGTCCTCCCTCGCGAATCGGGATTGTCTCGCCGTCGATCGTGACTGTTGCCGATGCCAAAGGTTCCAGTTCAGCCGCTAGCGTTACCTCGAAGTAGTTCCGTCCGCGTGCAACGGGAATCCATCGTTTGCCGTACTTGGCGACTTCGATTACATCGCCTGTGAACCAGATTCCCTTTTGCCATCCGGGCCAAATCTTGATTGTCTCTGAAGTGTCGACCGCCACTACGTCGTCTTTGTAATTACGAACGCGATTGGCCGGCGTTACTGTCGCCTTGTCATGGTGCATCGTCTCGGTGAGCTTGACACGAATGAACGGGCCTTTGGGGCCAGCGATGTTCCGTTTTGTGCTGTTACCTTCTGGCCCGCGTTTGGCGTCTACCCGCATTGACTCCAGACGCTTGACCGCTTTGGCGATGCGGTCCGCGCTCTTTTGGTCAAATGCAACTAAGTCGTCAGCCATCAAACGGGTATCCAGGTAAACGGGATGGGGTAGAAGAATCGGAACTCTTGGATGTGCGGATCTTCGTCCGCGTGAAGTTCCCGAGATCCATCCTCAGTAATTAGGCTTCGCTGTTCGTTGGGCACGAACTCAATCGTGGGGTTGTCCTCATCGTCATAGTCTTTGATCCGAACCATATTTCGGAATCGATAGACCGTTCCAAGGACCGTGACTTGCGTGAAGAATCCAGAGTTAGCAACGAACGTTGTCCAGGTGTCTTTGTTGTAAGACAGTGCGACGGCAATCTCCCAATAGGTTAAACCGCTTGGGTAAACGCTGTTCGGCTGAAGAACTATTTGTTCCGCTGAAATGTCCGAGATGCGAAGCGTGTTGGCCGCGAATCCGTTCCATGTTGATTGATTCATTACCCGAGCAAAGAAGTCCGCAGACGCTTCGTTGAATGTGTTTGAAGTCCACTTTCGACGAATCTCGGGATAGATAACCGGGACTTCCTTTGGGTCGTAGGGGTCACCGATCGTGTTCGCGTACAACTTCTCATCGAGGTCGCGAAAGTGGAATTCGGTACTCGCCACACTGGAAAGGCTTCGCTGAACTGGCCGCAACAGTGGATTCTCGGCATAAGGATCATCGGAAGACGATCCTGGCTGTTGAGTCGCCCAAGTCGCTGGAACTTCCCATACCCTGCGAGCGTTCGGCATCTGATTGATCGAGAAATCAGACAGCACACAAGCCGTATCGCTTGGCCACTGCGATGGGAACCGCTCATCGGCAAGCAAGAGCGTTTCAAGGGCAACCGGATCAGGCTTGGATTGATTGACGATGATTCGGAATTTCGATGATACGGCACGATCTGGCGAGCTTCGCGAGCGAGTACGCGGGCCGACTTCAGCGATTTTGGTGATGGCTAGTGTCATCCGATCGTTGCTCGCTTCAAGTTCGTGATGTTGATGCCACGCTTGATCTGATCATTCAGTTCGCGCACCGCTCGGCCGCTGTCGCGTTGCTCGCGAATCGTTTCTTTGTGCTGTTGTTTGCGAATCTGTTGATCGGTGCGGTTGTTGGAATCCGACTTGCCCGCAAGCTTGGCGAATGCCTTAGCTGTTTCGCTTCCGCCGATAACGAGGGCTTCGAGGTCGCGAGGCTCTGATTCCGCACTACGTCGATTGACGTTCTTCCGGTCCCGCTCGGCTCGTGGGTCGGGGAACGGCTCAAGCTTCGGCCGCTCGATCAAGGGAGGCTTGGGAAGGTTCGGAATCACAGGTGGCTTGATGTTGTTGCCCTTAGCCCAATCGGGAATCTTCGGCATGATGTCTGGCAATGCCGCATCGATCGCACCAATCTGGCCGATTTGGGCTTTCTCTTGTTCACGCTGACGAACGAAGTTATCGAATCCGTTGACGAGTCGATTGGCCGCTGTTTCTGATTGAACTTGCAGCGACTTCTCAAGAGCACCCATCTGACGATCGGCGATGGCCGGAAGTTCCTCGACTACCGATTCGAAACCAGTGAGGAGAGGCTGCCAAACGAATGAGCCTTTACGCCCGGCTGAAGTGATGTAATCCCATACTGCTTGGATGCCGTTGGTAACGTTCGTCCACAGGTTCATCATGACAGCGACCGTGCCGTCTAGGAGATCCTGGAACACGCCCGTCCAATTGCGACCGAACCAAGCGAGGTAAGCGGGAATAACCTTCGTGAACCAGTGGCCAATCTCATTACCGAGCGAAACGATCGTGTAGAGGACCGATGAGTAGGCGACTTCCCACACCAGACCAAAATTAGAGATGGCGTATTCGGCCATCATGAAAGCCGTCTGAACTGTTTGCCCAAAGTTATCGAACAGCCCGAACGATGAGCCTATAAGTGCAAACAAAGCACTGAGCCCAATGACGGCGATACCAACAGGCGAAACAACAAAAGCGATGGCCGCTCCGAGGAACGCCAAAGCCTTTGCGAATCCCATCGTGACAATCGGCCCAATCTTCATCAGTGCGATGACACCAGCCAGCGAAATAGCGAACGGCTTGAGCCATGTATTCGCCAAGACAATCTGCCCGATCCAAACGCCAAGAGCCTGTGCCCCGTGGAAAGTCGCTGTGGCGATATTGCTGAGACTTTGAACGATTGGAGTGATGAAGTTCACGATAGAAGCAAGTCCGCCCGCAATGGCCGGAACGATCGTCGATTGAACGAACTGAGCGACTGTGATGAGGTTGTCTAACCCTCCCCGAACATTGAGCCCTTCAGTAATGGCAATGCCGATATCACGAACCGCAATCGTGACGTTACTTGCAAGGGTTGACCAAAGACCGCCCACCGTGCGGGACTGGCGAGCCATCAGACCCGCGAACTGCCCGCCGCTCGCCGTCATTCGCTTAAACGCCGCGTCGATGTGCTCGAAGCCGATTTGTCCCTTCTCTGCCATCTCGAAGATCGCTGCCGTAGGAACGCCAAAGCCTCTGGCCAACTCTTCGAGGATCGGAATACCCCGCGAAGTGAGTTGCCGTAGGTCTTGCGTCATGATCTTGGATTGCGCGCGAAATTGACCGAAGAGATTGGCCAGCTCGCCGAAGTCCACTTTGACGCCCGACGCAATATCACCGATCCGTGTAAGGTTCGGGATGAGTTGATCGGCCGCGAATCCGAACGCCAAGAGAGCCTTACCGGCCGCAATCGTTTCGTCCGTATCGAACGGTGTTACGTCCGCGAATTGCTGAAGACTGGCTACCGTCCGGCGTGCTAAGTCTGCATTCTTCAGCATGACCTCAAACGCGATGTTGACTTGCTCGAAGTTAGCCGCTTCCTTCACGCCATTGATGGCCGTTGCAACCGCACCGAATGAGACTGCCGCCGTTGGCCCCATGCTGGCGATGATGCCGATACCAGGGCCAAGAGAACTCATGGCAAAGGCAAACCCGGTGAACAGTCCCCGGCCCGTAGCGACTGTGCTATTGACCTTGCGTAGGGATGCGTCCGCCCTTTCGGCATCGGTGGCTGTCTTGCGGAATGCTGCCCCGAGCGTGAGAATCCGGCCCGTGGCCGCGATGACGGAACCCGTGAACTTGGCAATCGTGATGGGGAGACGAACCGCCGCCCCGACAAACTTGCCAAGCATGTTGGTTGTGGCCGCAACTACTCCCCGAAATGTTTTGGTGACGGCCGACCATCCACCGAACAGGGCAATCAGTCCTGTGATCGTGGGAATGATTCCGAGTGTGGTAACACCCAGCCCGGCGAATGCTGCGGTAGCGGCAACGCCACCAACGCCAATAGCCCCAAGAGTTGTTCCAAGGACGGTGAGTATTGAGATGCCCGCGCTAGCCGCTGTCGTGGCCGCACCGGAAGAAACGGCGAATGATCCAAGGGACAAAGCCGCAGCTGTGGCAATACCTACCACACTGGCCAGGGCGGTTCGTACCGTGATTACCTTAGCCGCGTTCCCCGCGAATGACGTGACAGCGGAACCGGCTTTCCCTAAACCCTCACTGATGACACCTCCAATAGCCCCGATTTCCCTGAACGAATTAGCTGTCGCCTTCGCAATCGCTGGAACTTTCTTCAGCGTAACGAGCGTGCTGTTCACGTCCTCTTTCGTCGAGATGGCCCAACTTCTGACCGAACCGGCCGCAATCTGGAAACCCGCGCGAATGTCTGTGAAAAGGGTTCGCTTGTACGCCTGCCCTAAGTTCTTGATGTCTTCGGCAGCTTTCCCCAAGTTCCCCGCCAGAATCCCCGTGAACGTCCTGGCCGATGCCCCTGACTCATCGAGAGCTTCTTTGACCGCCAGCAAACCAGGAACGATGAGATCCAGGATGACCTTTTGAACGGTTCGAAGTGGTGGAACGATACCAAAGATTCGTTGACGTAGCCGGTCGTAAGCTTCAACCAGTCGGCCAGGGCCACGAATGACACTCAGCCAATTCCAGTCCTCAACCTGCTTTCGAACGTCGTAGTTGACAAGTCCGAAGTAGTTGAGTCCTGCCCCGGCGTCGGTAGCACTCCGGGCAATATCCTTCAGGTACATTGATTGCCGCTGCGAAGTCGTGGCGACGGCTGCCATCTGAGGGTTGAGGAATGAATTCCATCGAGCCAGTGAAGTCGTTGAAATGGTTGCTCTGCGGCCAGCGTCCGCCATGACAACGAGTGATTTCGATTGGCGGTTGATGGCCCCAATGTTCTCTTCGAGGTCCGCACGAAGGGTTAGAACGGAATGGTCGAGAGCTTCTAAGGCATCATTGACGATAATGATGGCCTTCTCTTGCCCGATAAATTGACCGCTGAGAGGATCTTTGAACGACTTGCCCCGTCCGGCCGCTTGCATGTTCTCAAGCTTCTTCGCGACGGTATCAATCGGGCCGATCGTGCTATCGAACTTGCGAAGGCTGTTGACGATGCCGCCAAGTCCCTTACGGAACCCGAGCGTATCCGAGTCGATCTTGACCGTGAGTTTTGATAGTACGCTCACAGTTCCTCACTTGCCGCTTTGCGGCTCATGCGGCGTTCTTCGCTCTCTCCCTTGGTTCGTCTCGATATGTCCGATTCCAGCGAGTCGAGGTCTTCGGCCTGTTGGGCTTCCATCTCTTCTAGCTCGTCATCATCGAGGTCTTCGACGGTGCGACTCTTTAGCTTCACCTCGTAGGGAGAAAACAGAATGTCATCAAGTTGCGTCTCCTCGTCACCAAGGGCGCGAACGATCTTGATGGCGATGATGGCTAGTTGCTGATGAAGAGCGTGCTGACCAAAAGGAGAGTGTTCGTATGCCGCCTGAAACTCGGCAAACTGCGGCGAGGTGACTCGCTCCTGAGCCTCCTCAACCGTGCAGTTCAGGAACTCAGCAATCTTCCACCAAAAGGAGCGGTGGGGATTGCCGGCTAGTTTTTTACTAGCTCCTCAATCTCTTCGTCCGTCACGCCCGACAACTCTTGAGCAACCTTCGAGAGCCGGCCAAGGATCTTTGCCCCAACTCTCTTCGAGACGGTTGCAACCTCGTCATCACCAAAGAACGGCGTTCCGTCTTCATTGATGCAGGTCAAGACAACCAGACGCGCGGTAGCGTCTTCGTAGTTGGTCGTTCGCTTGTTCTTTCGCTCCTTGATGAGTGACGCTTGGTAGTCATCGAGTTCACGCCCTGTGAGAGCACGAACCCGAATGAACACCCCTTCACCAAGTTCAGGAATCGGAACATCACGTTCAGGAAGGCCGATCGCAAAGAGCTTCGTCTTATCAGCAAGCATCGAGCAAATTCCTCAGTTGGGCGGCTTAGTCGCTGACGACTTGGAATTGTCCGGTGTTGCGGATTTCCATAGACGCCATGATGGCCGCGTTACGTTCGATTTCCGGGGGGAACTTCTTAATCCGCCCCTTCCAAATCCACGCCTTACCGGACGTGGAAATGTGAACCTTGAACTCCTTCACCGACTTATCAAGACATGCGTCAATCAAAGCCTGATGAACGGCGTTATCCGGGTTGTAATGCAGCTCCAAAGCCGATGTTCCTGGGTCGGTATCGCCAAGGGTGTATTCCTTGACGTCGCCTTCACTGTCCAGATCCGAGATGTCAATCTCTTCGCTGTCGAGGTCGGGCAGAGTGATCTTTACCGCTGAAGGGATGCGAGTGTAAGAGCCGGTTCCCGCTCCGTTCGCGTCCGTGTTGCGGTAGTAGATCGTTGACCGATTGCCGAGTAACACTTGTGCGGCACGAGCCATCTTTGTTTCTCCTGAAACCGAACCAGCTCACCCGAAGGCAAGCCGGATCAAGGCGATGACCACTCCGAAGAGCAGTCACCTGGTTAATCAGTCCGGGCCAACGTCAGGAAACCCGGAACTTTCGTTAGGCCATCACTAGACGACCGTGATTCACTGGAACAGAAAGAGAAGGTCAATCGTCACCCGATCAACCGCCTCCGCTGTTGCTACTGCCGGACCCGGCGAAGGTGTCCTGCGGTAAACGTTGTCCACATCCACATCGAGAACTTCTCGACCGCCGAGCCTTGTGCCCGGCATGTATTCGAGTTCCGCCTCGATGAGACCTTCGATGGACGATCCGACTTGCCCCTTTTCAGACCACACGTCGATCTGAACTCGTTGCCGTCTGTCGTTTCGTTCTCCATCGAGGTCGCGATTCCGAAAGTCGCTCACTTGTGCCACTGTGATTCTCGGGTAAGTCGCCTTGCCCGAACTATCACCAGCCAAGTCGATCCGACTGCAAACATTCGTGATGGCATTTCGTTTCTTCAGCCAGTCCCGAACGCTTACGTCGATCACAAAGTGATTCCTGTATCCACGAGGTTCCAAACGAGCGTGTTCGTATCCTTGGCGTAACCAATCTGGATAACCCGCCAACCGGTCGTGAGGTCGGCCGCAGCACAAAAGCCGCCAGCCGTTCCCGAGAGGTAGTAGAACGTGCCGGCAGTCAGCACAGCCCCGCCGATGGTGACTTCAGCACCGTTCCGGCTATGGATGGTCACTGGCTGATCAGCGGCCCCGTTGTTGAGGGTAATACCTTTGACCGCTTGCAGGGCTGCCGCGCCGTTGGCATCGCTCAACTGGAGCTTGCTGTTCGTATCCTGGTAGACGATTTGCCCGGCCGTCAGTGCAACGCCCGCATCAATGGCATCGCCTGATTCGCCTTGCACGTTCGCCGCAGTTACCGAGATAGCCGCCATGATCTTGTCTCCTGTTAACCGATGTCGATCGTTCGTCCAACTTTGCGGGCGACACCCTCGACTGCTCTTTGCCCAACACTGTCGACCGCTGGCCGCATGAACGGCTGCGGAGCCATGTTTTCTGTTCCGAACTCGACCCACGGTGCGTAGTACGCTGCCGCTATCACTTCGTAAGAGTCATCCGTTCCCGAATGAACCTCGATCGAACTCCGCAGAAAACCTTCGTCCACCGGAGCAAGATCACGAGCTTTGGCCGCTACTTCTTCCGCAACGTGCCTCAACTCACGATGAGTCACCGAAAGAACGTTCTGTTCGAGCTTTCGAAGCTTCCGATTTAACTCGCGAATCCCAGTAAGCTCGATTCGTCTAGGCATCCTTCTTCACCAAGTTCAGAGGGATAACGCTTCGGTCAGAATCAACCGGCCGAATCGCCTCGACGAAGTAAGTTCCTTTGTTCGTTAACAGCCGGTCGCCCGGCTCAATGTTCGTTCCGCTGCGGACGAGTCCATCAAACATCGACGATGAAAAGCCTTGCTGATCCTCGTTGATGATTCGGCCCCGCCACACTGGTTCGATCGAAGCGAATGCCCGTGCAACTCGCTTCCATTTGTCTTCTTCATCGCCTGGAATACGTCGCTCAATCACGCATGGCGTCTTGAGCTTCGTCACCAGCAACGACTTCACTAAGGCACCTCAATGATTCGGTATCCCGGACAATTGGCGTTCACGATCCGGCCAACATCGACCAATCCGCCTCTTGTCTCGAAGATGGTCGAAGCCACTGTCTTGATCGCATTGCGAATCGCTTCAGGAACTTCGGTCGGGGTGTATCCGTATCCTGCGAAGTAGGTGATCGAGACGACATCAGGCCCATCTTTGAGAGGGATTGACTTAGCCTCTTCCTTCCTCGCAATCTTTCCCTTGGACGATGTTCCTCGAATCACTTCGTAAGCCGATGAATCGAGTGTGTAGGTCGATCCGTCTTCGGCCGACCTGTACTCAACTGATGCAACGCTCACCAGTGGCGGCTTTGCCAGAAAGATCAAGTCTTTTGATCCAACCGGCCAAGCGGGTTCGCGTTCCGAGTGATCTAGCGTCTGCTTCCAAACCTGATTGATCAGAACTCTTCCGAGATTCCGTTCAACCAAGTCAGTCGCATGCTTCATGATTGACTCAACTACGTCGTCTTCGTCGACGTGGCTGATGCGAGCCCATGCTTTCAATTCACCGGAACCAAGCGGCAATTGACTTGGCGGCGATACTAGCTCAAGGCTCGCCAATCGTTAGCCTCCCAGCGACCAGAACAGGGTGATCGTTCCATTGACCGTCAACGTGTCACTGGCCGAAGAACCTGCATCAGGAATCGCTACGTTGAGGTAGGCATCAAGCGGCGTTACGGTCCCGTCGAACGGAGCCGGAACGATTGACGCTGTGTTCACCAAGACACCAGCACCGCCGACCAGCGTTCCCGCTGTGCTGGCGATGATGTTTGCCTCAGTGGTTGTCAACGTGGCGTTATCGGTTGCAGTCGTTGCCGAACCCACCGAACCAACGACCGCCGCCGTATCAGCAAGCCCACCCGCTCCCGCAAGAGTGGTGAGATTCATCAACGCGCCGTGAATCAGAACGTGACCGGCCGGGAAGTCATAGACCTTGAGAGATCCATGAGCACCCGCCGTCGTGGCGTCCGTGATGGTCAACGAAACGCTGTCAAGCGTCAGGACTGTCTTGTGGATCGTCCCGCCGTTGCCGTACTCGACTGCGGTAACGCCAGTGC